AGACCGTCAGTCTCTAGGTCGAATATATATCTAGACATTTAATTCTCCTTGTTGCCATTCACATGTAAACCCACAGTCACTTGGCATATCAGCTTTAAAGCGACCCCTATCTGTAGCTAGTACATCAAGATAAACAGGGCCGTCCTTATCTTTGTTCACGGCATGCCCTATCCTGCGTTCTAACTTAGCCATCCTGTTAAAGGCTTCTGGAAAATCCACTCGTATCTTATTCCAATAACCCATGCCACCTTTGACACAACCAACACAATTATTGTTGTTATATCCCAAGCGATACATCACAGGTATTTCGATACCTAAATCTTTGACAAACTCTAAACAGTCTTTCTTGGAGTAGCCTTTATCAAATAATATAAAGTCAGCGTCTACGGCATTATTTGCATCAAGGAATCTATCTACCCTACTTTCCTCCTCTGCTGTGTACCCAAATATTTGTGTGTCAGAAAGTTTTTCATAGGCTTTGCGCACATTCTTTTTAAGTACCATAGTACAGGGCGCACCTGTTTGACCTTTGATAAAATTTCTTTCCTCAAAAACATCGTAGATAGAATAATTCCTACGCTCATCGCCGATAATCTTTACTGGCATATTGCAAGTATTTTCATAGTCTTGTAGAAACCTAATGTTGTCTGTGTGTTCCTCAGCCACTCGACAATACACTGCCTCAAAAAGCCTGTCCTTATACTTGTCTCTAGCTAGGTAGGTGGCAAAAGCACTTGCTGCCCCACAGCTAAACCACGAGATAACTCTTCGCTTAGAACTCATCACTCACCTCGTTAAACTCTGGGTTGCACTCAAGCAAACGTCCCGTCTGTGGATTGTATTGTACGTGACAAGCTATGCCTGTCTCTCCACTAAACCGATTCTTAAGAACACGTACTGTAGTTGTGTTCGCCTGCTCACCTTGTTGGTTACGCTCCATGCCTAGCACCATGTCACTTAACTGAGCGATAGCATGGCTACCTCGTAGTTGTGAGAGGCTAGTTACTGCACCTTCCTCATGTCCTTTGTCACCTGATGGACGCTTAAGGTGGGACACCAGTAGTAACCCTACGCCTGTCTCTTGGACAAGGGTACGTAGTGCTGTCATAGCGCCATCAATCAAGCGTCTTTCATCTCCATCACCGATTCCCGAAACCACAATCGACAAGTGGTCAAGGATAATCCAATCGCAATCTGCGCCTTGAGCCAGAAAGCGAACTCTATTAAGCAAGTTATCAATAGCGGTACTACCAAAACTGTCATAGAAAAACGTCCTGCCATTTCCAATGCAGTGTTCATAAGCCTCCTTTAGCTCTGTGTCACCAAGGTCATTGTTGCCAAGGTGTAATGGTTTATTTAGATGTAAGCCCATCAGTCCTAGAGCAGTACGCTTTACCGTCTCTTCTAGCATGATGAAACCTACACGCTCTCCAGTGTTGATGAGGTGGTAGCCTATCTCTCTTACCAAAGCACTCTTACCTATGCCTGAGCCTGCGGTGATAGTAGTAAGCTCAGACTTACGTAGTCCGTGTGTCTTCTCTGTCAGTCCTTCATAGGGGTAAGGGACGCTGTAAACATTCTCTTCCTGTGAGATGGTTGTCCAAAGGTCTTCACCTGACACGATGCCATCAGGTCTGTAAACCTTGGCACCCCATATAGCATCTATAAGTTCCTTACCTCTGCCAGCTACCAGCATCTCGTTGGCATCTTTAAGGGGTAGGTTTGCTATCTTGGCCTTGCCCGGTGTCAGTACCGCAGCACATTCTAAAGCTGCCTGCTGTCCAGGTTCATCCATGTCAAACATAAAGACTACAGTTTCGTAACTCTCGACAAACTCTAGGCACTGCTGTATATCTTTCTTGGCACCTTGCGCCCCGTTCTTAATAGAGACAACGGGCCACTTGTTACCTTGAACCTGTGACACTGACAGGCAATCAATCTCACCCTCAGTAATCACCAGCATCTTACCGCCGTCACGCCACAGCCACTGTGCGTATAAACCACAGTCTCTTACGGAACCACGCCATGCGAATGACTTGTCAACGTGCCTAATTTTTTGAGCTAAAACATTTTGGTTAGACTTATAGTTCGCTACCTGACAGGGCATGCCTGCGTGTTTAGCAACACGGTAGTCAAACTTTCTACAAGTCTCTTCAGTTAGCTGTCGCTTAGACAAGGCTCTTACTTCACCTTGAACAAACTCAGTGCTTAACTGTGGTACTGGTGTAGCTTCTTGCATCTCATCTCCTCTCTCATAGTACCCACACCCGAAACAGTGGGCATGGCCGTCAGAGTAACGACCCAAGTTATTTCTTGAGCCGCACTCTGGACAGGGTTCATGCGCTATGAAAGTAGAGTCTTCAGTTTCCTCTTCCATTCCATTCTCCAACATCAAATGATGGACACGCTTTATCAGAGATTTCGTTATGACCGATGACTTTTGCATCTGGGTATCTAGTCTTAAGACCATCTACTAGAATCCTTAGCATCACCCATTGGGCATCTGTGTAGACACCTTCAGGGTTACCGTCTTCGTTAAGCCCGCCAATCATACAGACACCTACTGAATAACTGTTGTGTCCTCTGGCGTGTGCGCCTACGTCATCTACATCTCTACCAATTTCTATTGAGCCGTCACGTTTAATTACAAAGTGATAGCCGATTTGCAGCCACCCTTTCTGCCGATGCCAGCGGTCTATCTCACGGGCATCTATGTCCTGTTCTGGACGGGTTGCTGCGCAGTGGATGATTATTTCTTCCGTCCCTTTGCGCCCTTGCATAAGTCCTCCGTTGCTTGTCTTGTCTTCTTAGGTAGCTTCTCAGTAAGCCACTCCGTTGGAATGCTTTTGTCTGCGTGTTGGAAACCTAAACGCTCACACCACATCCCATAGGTTGTCTTTGATTTACTGCCGATTCGTGTCCTTGAATTACTGAACACAAAACGAATGTCTAACTCTGGGTTCTGCTCTTTGATGAGCTTGTGTTTAGACCTGTCGCTACTTAGGAACTGCCCTTTGGTTTCAACAATGATTCCGTTAGGCAGTACAAAGTCAGGCTTGTACCTAGAGTTAGGCTTCTGGTAAATGACCCAGCCTGGGGGTTCGTAATGAAACGCCACCCCAAGCTCAGTCAGTTCACCTGCTACCTTCTCTTCAAGACCACTTCTGAAAGGCGATGTGTTCTTCTTTCTAAAAGTCCTCATCGTTCTCATCAAAGCCGTGGTCTTGGGCTTGCTCCTCCTTGGGTTGAGTGAATCCTTCCGTTGCTGAAAAGCCGTAGTTAGTTGCGTCACCGCCACCACCACCTGTTTTAAGCTCGATGATTTGCACTGCCTTCAGTCGCATTGAAACACCAGCACCTACTGCTGCGACATAATAAGGAATGAGGTCTGCTGAGATGCGTAGGATTGAGCCACCCCAGACAGAATCAACATTAGTCATCAGTGTTCCTTGTGCATCAAACAGCTTAGGACTTAGCTCAATAGTGCGTCCGTCCTTAGTGTTGACCTTGGCCTTCATCTTGAACTTAAATACAACACGGCCAGTCTCTTGTCCGACATCATCTAGCTCAGGAAAGTAAGGTGGTTCTGCTACCTTTTGGCGCTTGCCTGTCGGTATAAGTTTCTCTGCCTCTTTCATTGTTGCGTCAATCGTTTCGATGAGAGGTGCAGCCTCTTCTTCTGTAACAGATAGGCTCACCTTGTACTCACCCATAGCATTGAACTTAGTGTCAGGTTCAGTCAGGTGTGGATAGATTGCTATTCCAGATGGGGTCACAATCCCTTGATAGTCTTTCGACATACATTAAATCCTCTAGTGGATAGTTAGTTTCGATAATAAAGCCGCAAGTCTCTACGGCTCTAACCTGTATATCTAAAGGGCAGGGAATCCCTCTATCACTGTAGTATTTTAGAATTTCATCCATAGTATTCTCCTTTAGATTTAACCTTTGGATTAATCCGCTGGTCTAATATGGTGGGTATTAATTGTCGTAGTGGATAGTATCACGCAAAGAAAAACTCTGAGTGTTCTACCAGAGATATATCTAGCTGTCCCTTGTCAGGTAACGGTGGTATTTCTCCGTGTCTTTCAGGTGGCAGTACCTCTAGCAGACTCATCTTAAAGTTCTCTAACACATCCTGTTGGGTATACATCTTCACGAACGCCTTACGCAGACACCACCAGAGACCTTCAGCATCTGCTGCATGTGTCCCATAGCTGTCATGTACCATTGCAAAGTTCTTAATACCAAACTCTACAGCCACATCAATCGTTATCATCATGTGTGCTGCATCAATGGAGTGGACAAAGTTAGGTGAGATACCATTGGCCTGCCTATTCTTGTCAATCTTACCTGTCTCTTTGTAGAGCATAGGTCTGAATGTCGAGCCTAGTAGCTTAGTCTCTATGCGGTAGGGCTTGGTCTGCTTGTATGCCTGAAGCACTGGGAAACCTACAGGCGTGTCCCATTTGATAGCTAGCCCCTCTGATGCTGCTACCCTTGCGGATGTCTGGAGCCAACCCATAGCATCTGTAGCTGCATGTACTACCTCACCGATGGCATCCCAGATATGCTTC